AGAAAACCTAATCACTCTTTTCACTAAATTTGTGACTCCCCTCGTCTACGTAGATGGGCGAAGAGAGGCTGCCTATGTGTGTTGAACATAGGGGTCCAGGAGTCCAAAACAGCTTTGGGAACGGTTGAGACCGTACCATTTGAAGAAGCTTTGCTCGATGGAGGTGTGACAAAGGCAGTTTGGAGAGCACCATCCATAAACGGGCTGAGCCTCTCGTTCTGTCCCCTAACCCAGTCGCTGGTTCTAGACAAGGTAGGGGTCGCTGTAGATGTGGAGGTGGACCTAGAAGACCCGGTTCCTGCTGACAGTACTGTTGAATGGGTTGATTGTGAGGAAGCAGAGGAAGGAAAGCTATATACACTAGCAGAATCGTTTTGCAATCTACTCTTTGGCAAAGCAGTGTGAGAAGGAGCAGGGGACTTGTGAACAGGGCTGCTAGAAAACTGTCCTGAATAACTTGTGGTTTTCATGCTGTTAGGTGCCCAATATCTGGTGCCATTCCAGTCCAAAATCTTTGTCATTGGGGCATTGACGGCCCCTCTAGCAGCATCCGCGGGGGAGAAGCCGCCAGCGGTCAACACCCCCTGCCTTATGTTCATCATCTCCTGCTGCAACTGTTTGGTTGCCAACACTTGTGATTGCAACATCTCTTTATCATGTTTAAACGATGCCATTTGAAGCTGTTTATTGAAATCATATTCAACTTTCTGATTAACTGCATTAGCTCCAGCATTTATTAGAGATCCAACGCCATTTGTTATGACGTCGCCAACAAGACCTGCAAGAAAAGCACTAGCCATTATTGATTCCTTCTACGCCCCTGACCAGTTCCCATGGGGGTCAAAGTATAAAATTGGTTCACCCAAGCCTCAAACCTAAAATACCCATTAGGGGGGACAACAATGGGGTTATTACCAGAATTTGCCACGGTGATGAAACCTTCCCTGTGCAATTTAGCCTCAAAGATGTTCCTGCCTGTGTCAGGATTGACATACCTGATGAGTGCCACGGCAGATTGGGATGGTGCAGCTTCCTGGTAGAAATGCTGAACCCACTCCTGTGGTATGAGGCAATCTATTTGTCCAGACCCATAGCCACCAGCAGACGGGACTATTGACCTGAAGAAAAGAATCCTCTCGCCCGGGAAAGCAGGAGCGACTGCTGGGGCAAGGTTCATGTTCAGGGTTAGGTGTCCAGAGTAGTCAGGCAGCTCCCACTGGTGCCAGTCGTTGTCACCCATTCCTATGGGTGTGAAGCGGACCGGCTGTCCAGTCACAAAGTCTTCCGACTCTGAGTACATGAGAATGGACCCCAGTTTTGGTGTGTACCTAGGATCGGTTGTGTTGATGTGCACTTCATGAGCTCGAGTTGCTCCCACTTGTTGTCCTGACACATCTCTCTGACTGGCCACCCCAAAGACAGTCCCCTTGAAGTCAATGGCACCAAGGACTGCTGGCACTTCATCAGTTGGGTCGTACTGCGTGCCATCAAGATTCTTTAATTGCACATGGAGTGGGTGATCCCTTCTCCGAGGGGCTGAGTCGGTTGAGTCTGAAGATCTTGATGTTTGGCCAATTAGTGTGCCCCTGAAAGCACAAATTTGGGTGGGGACCAGTTGTGTGGTGCCTTGCAGAGTGCCATCAAGAGTGCATCTGCCATTTTGTGGTTGGACTACGATTCCCTCATTTGGGTCAGTGTACAACATATCTATTGGGGCTGGGAACCTGGAGTTAGATAGCTCACCAAGAGTTAATATGGGCAGTGTGAAAGGTTTAGTCTTTGATTCAACAGTTGGTGGTACCAGGAAAGTAAATTCAAAATCAGGGGCAGGTCGGGTCAAAACCCTACAAGAAACAGTAAACACATCTTCACCAGAGTTGGCCCTTAGGGGGGTGTAAAGCATAGCCACAAGTCTCATCCGGGGGGTGTTCTCCTGGTTGTAATGGAAGAACCTGTTCCTTATGTCAGGAAGGGGCAGAAGTACTGGTTCAAGTTGTCTCACATCGACAATTACATGGGGGCACATAGTTATTTGAGCTGCACTAATATTTTCTACGGGAAAATGTGGTGGCACGGCGGCAAAGATGATTTTCCCAGCTGTGAACGCATTCCCAGCTAGGACCACCTGAACCTGCATGCCACCAGCATACCCGTTATACATGCGGGACAGGTGACTCAGGTAAGGGTTGAGTTCTGGGCCCAATTCAAGATTTAATAGCATCTCACCAGGCGAGTTCCTCGGTGAGACGGTGAACTCACCCTGTGGTGCTTGGACAAAATTTTCTCTAATCCAGGGGTCAATTATATTTTGTTGGCCGACAACAGGAGCTGCAATTGAGGCTCCCACCACCGGTTCAAGTGCCATAACCTCATTGTTGGCCTCTGGTACGAGGTTGGCAGCACCATCATTCGATGGAGCAGCGTCATTCGACGCCATCTTCATTCACACCCTCGGGAGCAAGATTGCGATCGCCCTCCCATGTGCTGAGGTCAGAGAATCTCATCCATCTGAACATGGCCTCTTGTCTGGGCACATAAAATTCCAGACCACCACTTTTGATTTCATTGATGACCATCTTGCTAACCTTCTTGTAAAACTGGGGGCCATGCAGTGAAGCCTCACCGAGAAGGGCCATAAGCTGTGTGGCCCGCTGGGAGTGAGGGACCATGCTCTCATATGGGTTCTCATGATTGGGGCCCCTTGTCCAGTACAACTGTCTGAGGATTGAGTCTTGGTCCAGTTTTCCAAACCACCCAGCTGGGTCCCGTGCAATTGACCTACGCAGGAACGTTAGGCCGGTGAGGTCTTCAGTTATTACGAGGGGACCCTCAGTTTTGTCAGGTCGAGTGGGGACCAGACCATATTCTCTGAGTTTCTGTGTCAACTTCATGGGATCAAGATTGATGTCAGTGCTGACGATCTCATCGTCACCGTAGAATGAGAAACAGGAGTGGGCTTGAACAACATCTGGTGAGAGACCCGACACTTCTGCCATTGCACTCAAGGTCAGGATCCAGTGTGCTATTGAATTCCACTGTGATGTACATGGGACCCCTGATGGCAGACCCTCCTGTACTGAGATGACAAAGTCGCCAACATCCAGTTGGCTGGGTGCCAGGAGGTCCTCTGCAACCACTTGTGCCAGCTCTGGCTCGGCAGAGAACCGCACCATCACTTCCATAGCGGCCGAGAGAATGCTCCTTTGCTGGGTTGAGTCCCACCTTGAATAGTCAGCATCATAATGGTACCTATACTTAGAATGTTTGTCAAATATGATGGGACCATCTTCATTCATGTTCATTCCTACCCTACATGGGAGGGCTATGCAACTTGCCTTCATGCTATCCATGAGACCGCCGAAGGCCCTGGCACATCTGATCATTGTGCCAAGGTCCGACCCCCATAAGAGCCTTTTCTTTATCTTTTTGTAGATCTTGTCAGTTTTAACTAACTCATCTTTGAGTGCGGCCGTGTACACGGGCTGCACGTGTTTGGCCTGTTCGTACATGAGGTTGGCTTTGGATGCTTGGTCTGCAAGGGGGCCAGTGAAGGATTCCCCATTCCAATGGTCATTTTTCTTGACATGATGGGGGCTACCGCTGGAAGTGGTCTTGTCCAGTGAGGCACATGCTTGGGAATAGGTCCATGGCTTAGCAGGGTCAATGGTTTGTTCTAGAACATTCATCACTGTCTTTTTGGCTTCTTCTAAGACTGCAGGTCTAGGTGGCTTGCCCCTGGGTTCTGTGAAGGGCTTTAGCTGGTCCCTCATGACTTGCTGCAGGGATGGTCCTTTTTCCACTCTGGGGTCCTTGCCTCCCAAGTAGGCAGGCTCATAAGTGCCTGGCGGCAGAGCGTCTGGTGATGAACGCCAGAACTTGGTCTTCGTGCTAAGTTTGGGCGCCTTGCCTGGACCCAAAATTGGGGCACCGCAGTAAGTGCCAAGGTTCTCATTTCCCTCAAGGACTGCCTCCCCATCTTGCCCCTGAGTGGCACATATGACAGTGTTGCCTCCCCGGGCTGCTGCGGTGTGGACACCCGCGACAACTATATCGTTGCCACGTTTGTAGATGTAAGGGCAACCGCAGTCACCAGGACCGGTGCCAAGGTCCATGTTCTTTGCATTTGCCCCTGTGAGGAGCATCCCCATCTGGCCACCGACGGTCCTACCCTGTATTTTCATGGATGCATGCGTGCCCATCCTCACTGCCAGAGGGATCATCTCACCTGTAGGTCTCTTCACGAGTATGGAGCAGACAGTGCCTTCTGGAGCACCTTCCTCCAACACGAGCCCTGTGACATCTGGTCTGATTGGTCTCGGGAACCTGAACCTGCAGAACTCTCCAGACTTATGAATTTGAATCTGTTTGATTTCGACTCCAAAAAGTTCCTTAATCCCCTTAGGCAGGACGTGTGTTGTTGTGATCAGGAGATTGGAAGAGACCCAGAAGCCCCAACCAGTGCCCAATGGGACTATTCTTGACCAGACACTCGGGGGAGCCTCGAAATCAAGTCTCTCGTTGTAGTCCACACTCCTGGTGTCGTCTGCCCACAGGTTGCCCTTCGGTTGAAAATCGTCTGGTCTCCTCTTCCTGATGTCTGAGCCAGTGACCAAACCAAGAACCCCCCTTTCTTCCTTCCTCTGTTTCTTTGTGGGGCGGAAGATTCTTTGTCTTATCTTGGCCTCCTCCTCTTCACAGAAGTCCTCCTCTGTTGCCCGGGCAACTGCCACTTCCTCATAGTAGCGATCCCGGTCTTGCAGGTATTCCTCAATGGAGTATTTTCCGTTCCTTTCTTCTCTGATTCTTTTGAACTCATCATACTCCTCATCACTCAGGCCTTTGCTGGAGAAAGCTGTGTGTTTCTTGCCTCTTCCTTTCTTGTTTTTACCCTTCTTACCTTCTGTCTCTATGTCCTTGGGTTCAACCTCCCATCTACCTTGGGCCACTTCCTTTTCGGGTTCGCTCGTTTCCTGGGTCTCGGTTGGTTTGACCCATCTCTCCCAACAGAACCTTTTAGAGATCCTGTTGACAACGAATGATGCTCCAGCGACCTGTATTAGAGTGTAGATGAGATCTTGGAAGCAGCTGACATAGTACCTGGCTCTTGCCTGCCTAAGTCTGAGGAGTGCTGCACCCACTTCGTTTGCAGTCTGGGACGCTTGGTCCTCAACTTTGTCAACAGAGACAGAGCCCTTACCATTGGAAGAGACTCGGTATTTGGAGTTCCTGTAAATTATCTCACACTCATTGAACTTCACATCCCTCAGGGCAACTTTCAGATCTTCCAAGGTCTTGACACTCTTAAGCGCCGTACCCACTCTCATTGTCTCCATGATCCCATACTTGTTGTCCGCGGCCAGCTTCCTAAATGCAGAGACCCTGTTGGTGTCAAAGTTGTATGTTTGAAGGTCATTCCCCTGGAGCTGAAACTCGTCTCTCCTCTCATGAACAAGACCTGCAACCCTTGCAGTCAGGGACCCCTGGGTTAAGGATCGCATGGTGCCCTTACCATGCGGGGTGTTGCCGTTCTTGTCAAATCCACCCTGTGGGGCTAGGGTCAGTTTTATGTGGGAAAAGTCTGGTTTAAAATGGTCCTTCCACATGTCAGGTTGGCCGGGGAAATCTCTCTTAACCTTCTCAATTTCTGGTGACTCTGCATAGACCAGAAAGTCGACCCTTCTGGAGCACGCCTCGAAGTTTACATAATCGAGGGGCGCTGGGTTGACTAAATTGGTTGTGATTATGATGACATCACTGTCGAACATCTTCCCCTTGTTCTCAATCCTATCACAGTTTAGAGTTACTGGGCAGGTGTCAGCCAACTCTTGCAGTGTTAGGGCATCTTTGACAGGGTTTCCCATGCCATAATCATCCCATAAAACCACCCTCTCTCCCCTGTAGGCGTCCCAGTGGTCGACCCCATTGCGTGGGACTAGCCCTACTCTCTGGTCGCCGCTCATGGTGTTGGCGATACTCTTAGCCAAGTGTCTTGCCATGTGGGTTTTACCAATGCCAGGTCTACCCGAGATCATAACAACCACGGGTCTGATCCTGCTAAACATTTCTTCCTTAGCCTTATGTAAGAGGGACCTGGCAGCAGCTATTCTGGCCAGTATGGCATTAATAGTGCCAACGATGTCTGGCGAGGATGACTTGGTGGACAGTTTCCTTGCTTTCTCCTCTTCTAAATCCAGAGTCTTCATGAAGGCCGTGAGGCTATCCTTGTCCTTGAGGAGGGTTGTGAGGTGGTTATTTCCTATAGCTTCCATGTCCAGGACGGCGTCCTCGATCGCCCTTAAGGTCTCCATCTCGGCTTTCTCTTCTTTCTTTGGGAAGAACCACTTCATAACCAGTTTCAGTATGTCAAGGGCATAATTCCCCAAGTCTTTGCATGCCCGCAGTGTTGATGCGGCGGACGACAACATGCGGCCTATCTTCTCAGCAGTGAAGCCGAGAACCATACCTATGCCACCCATGACCACGGGGACAAGCTCCACAGCCAGGTCCTCAGGCCCCTGTAATTCAAAATCACCTATCAGGGAGGCTATGAAGCTGGAAACATCTGGCGGTGTCCAAAAGATGTTGAAAAGTTCCGCCATTAGGATAACTGTCTCTACTATGCCCGCAAACGTCCAGTCACATGATGCGAGCAAGTGCAGCAAGTTCAACGGTTTAAGTTTACCCAATAGGTCCTTGATTGGTTTTGAAAATAGTGACCCAAGTGCGCAGAGGATTGCGTTGGCCACCTTTTTGATCTTTCCATCATCAACGGTTGGAAGGGGCTTCCTATTCCAAGACTGATATGGTTTGAAGAAGCCGGTGGTCCTGGAGATGCTCCTCCTGCTAAGCCACGTGTCATTGAGCTCAAGCACCCAGCAACAGAAGTTGTAACAGTTGTTGCTGAAAGCCGTGTAGGGGAACTTCTCACCAGCGAGGCCTTTCAACGTGTCTGGGTGGACCAGATAGTTGGGGGTGTAAACGGGCCTCCAATAAAGAGATATGGGTGTGAGTTCTATCGTCGCGAGGCTTATCGCTGCAGGGGGCTTGTGAACCCCTAGGGCTTTGCCACCGCTGACGTACACGGAGTAATGGTAGAATTCACCATCCCACATCTCCAGTATTGTGCCAGGAAGCGGCTCAGTGGCTGGTCTGTGCTCCCTTTCACTCAATGGAGGGACAGTGTATGGTGTGTTTTCGTGTTCATTCTGCACCGTTGTTAAGTCTGGTAGCCCACGCACAGTTTCCGACTTCGCATCAAACTGCACGGTGTCTTCACCATTTGGGGGCTCAGGGGGAACTGTTAACGTTTTGGTCCCGATCTTAACTGTGGGGCAGTGCTGATCACTACTGGGTGCTTTGGTCCCCTTGGGAACGGCACCCAGCATTTTCTTAAAACCAACTTTGATGTTGGAGAATGCACCAACCTCTTCTTTATTAGAAGGGGCGGTGTTGATACTGTCATTGACAGAGTTTTGGCTGCCAAAGGCAGTGGTAGCGTCATTAGACGCCATCTTCATTCAC